CAGACCCGGAACCGGACCCAGAGCCGGAACCTGACCCGCCGCCGCCGCCACCGCTCAGCGGCACCAGGTCGATCGGAACCACAAACACATGCAGCCCGTTCTCGTGATCGTTCCAGACCAGGCGCACCGTGAAGAAGTTGAAATCGAACTCCTCCAGCCGCCGGTCGATCGCCGTGCTGATCCGCTGCACCTGCCCGCCCGGGCTCATGCGGAACACCCCGCCCCGCGAACCGAAGAAGTAGATCGTGCCGGTTTCGTCCATGCACCACGGCCGGCCGAACGCCATGCCCGTTTGATCGCTCACCAGGTCCATCCGACCGCCCGAGGCCGGGTCGCCTGTCAACCGCCAGATCGAGTGATCACACCCGATGATGAGCAAGTCGTCCGAATAGGGGATCAAGGCGTTGACCTGATCGGGCACCGCACCCGCCCGGCTCGCGTTCAACGCCACCGCCTGGGTCGTGGTCGGCACCGCCGGGAACAAGTCCCAATTGAAAGGGTCGCCAACGGCGCTCATGTACAGGTTCTGGGGCTCGGCTTCCGGGCGACCCAGCACGATCCGGTCACGCCACCGCTCGATCAGTCGCGGCCGCCTAGGAAGCGTCCCGGCGCTCGTGGCCTGCCAAGGGAACACCGCGTCCTTGATCGGGTCGTAGTACTTGTAGACCGCACCGTCGATATAGAAAACTTTCCCGCCGGCCACCGCCGACCGCACCACCCGCGAAGCCGCCGACAACGCTGCCGCGCCGTCCGTCACGGTCACAGACCCCGGCACCGTTCCGCGAGTCAGCCGCCGGATGTTGCCCTCGTTGACCGCCATCACCCGTGTGCCACGGGGAGCCCCGACCCCGACCGACGCATCCACCAGCCGCAGCTTGTACAGCGTCTTTTCATCGGTGCCCTCATCCTCGGAGTCCGTGCCCAGATAGATGAACTCGGGCTCGCCGATCGCGTCGTCGCCAAAGTCCGTCACGATGGTGTCGATCGCCACGACGAGGCCGCGATGCCCGTCGGGCACCTCGAACTCCCAGCCCAGCGCCCCGTTGGGCAGGATCTTGTAGATCGTCTCCGTGCCGCCCGTGTCGTACACCGGCACATACAGATTCTTGCCCGAATCGACCGCTATGCGGATTTCACCCAGCGTCATCGCCGCGTCCGTCCGCGACCACGCACCGTCCGCCGCGCTTTGGGAATACGCAAACCCCTGGTCCACGATCTTGCGAATCGTCGTCGTCAGCCCCGGAGCCCCGCTCACCTGCGTCGAACTGGTCGAGTCCGCCGGACCCACCGAGTAGACCCCGCCCGCGTCATCCAAAGCCAACGCAAACCCCAGCCCAGCGCCGGTCGCCACCCAGCGGATCTCACCGTTCGACGGCCCGAACTTCGCCAAAATCCCGTCCTGCGAGAGCAACGCCGCATTGTTCGCCGAGCTGGCCGGGTTCGGAGGCGCAGGGGTGCTGGAACCGGCCGCCGGCGGGGTGGTCTTGTACGGGTGGCCCGTCGCAAGCAGTGATTGCACACCGAACTTGTGCGCCAGATAGCCCTCAACCTTGTCGATCAGGCTCTGGCCGGGCGTGTAGTCAGCAAACGCGGACGAGCTGGCGGCGATGTACGGGGCCAGCGGCAGGTCGGCCGTATCTTCGCCCGCCGGAATCTGGAAGTTGCTCGGCCAGTCGTACTCGCCGTCAAACACCACCATCTCGCACATGTCGAAGTTGCCGACCTCGTTGCCAGGGCCGGAACTGGCCCACGGTGTGTTGCCCATCATGTGGATCGAGTTGCCGCCCACCCGCCCGGATTGAAACTGATCAATCTTGTTGGTCCAGTTGCTCCCCGCGATCGTGCCGTTCACGCGGAAAAACGAACCCTCGCGGGCGTTGGACCGGGGATCAACCGCCGTCACCAGGATCATGATGTTCTGCTCGTTCTCCTCAAACGCGGTGACGGGCACAAACGGGACATCTGCACCGGCCGTTGCCGGATCGTTGTCCAGACCGTCCGGCAGGTCGGGCGAGTAAAACACACGCCGCGCGTCCTCGGTCTGGCCCAGGCTGAAAAACGGCTGCCCGATCGACTGCACAATGATGCCGCGGGGCTGGCCCGGCTCAATGTCCCGCGAGACGATGATCTGGGCCATGATGAACGGCCCGTTGGACGGGCGGGTCCACCGGCCATCGTTAGGGCCGCTTGCCAGACCAGGATACCTGCCCTGGCTGTCCGGGGCGTCCTTGAAAACCCGGATGCCCGGCCGACCACAGATCGCGTTCTCCTTGAACCGAACGCCCGTCGTCCCCTTGAACTGCACCGGGCCGGTTTCATTGCCCGCGCCCGCCTCAGCAATGGCCGCGCCGCGGCCGTTCCCCGAGGCATCCAGCCAGAAGTCCACGACCTGGTTGTCACTCTTGTTCGGGATATCCTCGCCCCGCAACCAGCACCGCAAAGAGCCCAGCACATCGGCCTGCTGGTCCAGCGGGGTCCAATCTACCGACTTCGTGCCGCACACGCTGGGGTTCACATCGACCCCACGCAGAGCGTTTGGGGGCGAGCAGACAAAGATGTCCCCGCTCGGGTTGTACTCGACCTGCGACGCGGGGTAAGACACCGTCCGCGACCACTTGACCACCGGCTCGCTCGTCGCCAGCCCAATCAGCACCCGGAGATCGCTCCGGCTCTCGGTGTTGACCAGCACGGCCAGCTCGTTGACCCGGAACCGGATGTCCGGCACCCGGCCCCCCGCGTCGTAGGTCCAGATCAACTCGGGCGCGGCCGAACCGCTCAGGTCCGTCACGCTCGGGGAATACCGGAACACCCGACCAGCTACGCGCGAATCGTCCGTCTGGGTGGACACATAGATGTCCCCGTTGTCGTCGATCGCAACCGCCGTCGCGCGCTCCGAATCGAACTCCAAGGGTAGTTGGACCTGCCATACCTGGGTGCCCTCGGGGTTGTGCTTGGTCAACAGGTTCTTGCCGGAGACGCTGATCACATCGCCGCCGGGGGTCATGCCGATATCCGGGGTCCGGGTGTTGGCCGGCGTGACGCGCGACCACTCGATCAGCGGGGAAGTCGTCCGCACGCTGTAGGTCGTCAGCCGCCGGTCAAAGGTCACGCCCACGAGATCCTGGGCGAAGGAAGCGCCCACCAGGCCGGGGACGAACTTGCTCACGCCCGAACGCTGGCCGCCGCGTACCCGGCCCGTCCTGGGGTCGATGCCCCGCACATTGCTCGCGCGTCGGGTGGTGTTGGGGATCTGGCCCTCGAACGCGGCGCGGTCGTTGATGCCGCCGATCGGGAACGGGATCTCGGTTTGCTCGATCATGCCACCACCTCAAGCAACTGGTCTTCAAACGCCACCACCAGAGCATCGACCGTGAAGAACACCGGCACGCCGTTGTCGTCGGCCCACGCCACCTCAACATCCGCCCCGCACGAGACACCGGGCACCCGCAGGATCGCATCGGGCCGCACGCACTTAAGCAGGGCCAGGTCGTACCTCATCCACTCGTACCACTCCATCGGCGTGACCGACTGCTGCAAGTGCGACCACAGCGGGTTGATCGGCACCATCCCGGCGGCCAACACCGCCCGCCAGACCTTGCACGACTGGACCGCGTTGTCGTCCGGATTGGACGAGTACGGGTGGGCAATGTAGACCAAAATGCCCTTTTTCTGTTCGGTCCCGCTCATGATGCCACCTCCTTTACCGCATCGCAGCCCAAGGGCCGCAGGCCGAACCGCTCGAGCACCGCCGTAGGGTCCGCGTTGGCCCGCGCCAGCCGCAAGGCCAGCGAACCGGCCGCCACGCGGTCATGGTTGCGGGGCGCATGAGAACGCAGCGGGCAATCCCCCAAAGCCAACACCGGCTTGCCGTAGATCGCGGCCTCGAGCAAACAGGTTGAGGTCAGCCCCACGACCGACTTCGCCCCCGCCACCGCGTCCAGGAACGAACCCTTCGAGCAGACCTTGGCGTTGAAACTCCGCACCCGGTACGGGGTGCTGTCCTTCGGGTGGTTCCTGAACACCAGCCGCTCGGTCGGAAACACCGACTCGATATGCTCCACGAACTCCTGCATGGTCCGATACGGGGTGTTGAACAGAATCTGGGTGTCGGTGCCAATCTGGAGCGGCACCAGCACATAGCCCCCGTTCCGCTCGGGGTGCTGCCTGCGAAGCTCCAGCCGGGTGTCCGCCAGCCGCGCCATGTCCGCCCGCGTCACCCACGACAGGTCATCAACCATGCTCGACCAGCCGCAGAAGCCGCTCGGGTCGATCGAGAAAGTGTCCTCTTGGGGCAGCAGCCCCCACTCGCACAGGGCGAACGGGATGCCCTGCCGCTTGCAAAGCTCGCGGAACTGGGCCGAGTTGTCGTGCCATCCATTCCAGATCCAGACGAACGAGCAGTTGCGGATCTTGACCGATTCGACCCGCACCGGAGACTTGCGGGAAAGTTTCGTCACGCCCAGCCCGTAGGCCGTCGCGTGCCGCTTCGCCATCATGTGGAAGGTGTCGCCCCCGTAGTCCATAACCCCGATGTCACCGGGCATTACGGCCGTCTCGCTTCGCCGATATCGTCGAACCGCCGCGAAGATTGACCGATCCCGTTGCGGAGATAGCCGCCCTCGTCGGCCCCGGCGGTGTCCCGCCGCATCGCCGCGGCAAACACCAGGCCGCCACGCACGGTCTGCACCCGCTGGTCCACGCCCGCGTTGTCGTGTTCCTCAATGCCCAGCACCACCGATCGTAGGATTTCGAAGTAGAGCAGGTCCACGAATCCCGGTATTTTCAACGCATGGCTTTCGGTCGCCGGCGGGGTCCAGCGAGCCCGGTAGGCCAGCCGCAACGCCCCGGTCACATTGGCCGCCGGGGTCGGGAAGATCTCAATGCGGGCCGCGTCCGGCGCTGTGGACCCAACCGGCGGCAGGGCCGTGACGACCGCACCGGCATAGCCAGCGGCGATCGACTGCCGCCCGTACCGCATTTCCAGCAGGTCATCCAGCCCGACCCACTCCCAGCCGTCTAGGTTGTCCCGGTCCAGCGCCACCAGCTCGCCGAAGTCCTCGGGCAGCGCCACCCATTCCTGCGAGGCCACGAAGTTCAGCCCGGCGATCGGTCGCCGAAGCCAGGTCCAAGGCTGCATGGAGGTCAGCAGCTCGCCCGCCATGTTGATCAGGGTGTTGGCAGCGACCAGCTCCGGGTTGCCGCCCGCGACCTTGGAGACGAACGCCTGGGCTTGTGCAAGGGTGATGGTCATGGAAAGGCCCCGCCCGCGGGGAGGCGGACGAGGCCGAGAGGAGAGGGATCAGGAGACATGCACGCCGAAGCCATCTTCGCCGTCAAACCAGACCTTGCGAAGCACAGCGGTACTCGGGCCGGTCGCCGCTTCCAGCGCCTTCGCCAGATGCCGAGCGCCCACCGTCACATCCGCGTCGAGATACCGCTGCGTCGCGGTAGACACCAGCACATCGCCAACCGCGATATTGCCCGTGCCCTTCTGGACCAGCGCGTCCACGATGCCGCAGCGGCACCACTGGCCTTGCTTGTCCTCGGCGATGTCCTCGAGCGCAACCGCGAAGATGCCAGACTCCACGCCGGCCGCAGCCGACGCGATGAGGTTGGCAAACACACTCGTCTGCCGGCCGACCGAGAAGGTATCGACATCCGCGTCCGAAGCCGCGAGGTCGAACTGCCAGATTTGGCCCTTGAGGGCGGCCGCGCCGCGGGGCGTGCCGAGGCAGGTTTTGTAGTCCGGGGCAAAGCCGGACGGGGGGTTGCCAACAGAACCAGACTTGGACATGGGAAACTCCTTGCAGGCCCGTGTAAACGGTGCCTAAATGGGTTAGGCGCTCGGGAACACGATGCCGTGGCGGCGGAGGGACGAGACGACGAGGTTCTTCCAGCAGATGACGGGCTGAACCCAAGTCTCGGGCTGGTCCGAGGGCTCCTTGGGGGCGCGGAACTCGAGATACTTGGTGCGGTGAAACACCAGCATAATGTGGTTCAGATCGAACAGGTAGTACCGGGGGCCGACGCGGGTCGCCGCGTCCCAGGTCACCAGGTTGGCACCGTTGGCGTACAAAGGCTTGTCGTCCAGCGGCGCGTAGCGGAGCATCGGGATACCGCCGGGCGAAATGTCGCCGTAGTCGGTGTTGGCCGGTCCCCGCGTGAAGTAGGTTTCGCCCTTGTTCCGCAGCGCAGACTCGAACAGGTCGTAGCCGCCGTTGCCCGTGAGCGTCAGGAAGCGGTTTTTCGGGGTGGTGGCATCGAAGGACTGCTGGAACTTGTTGGGAGCGACATACTCCAGCCGGCGGAACGCCTTGTTCATGACCGCGATGATGCCGTTGTTGTCATCATTGGGCAGGTCGTGGTCGTAGGTGGTCCGGTAGTTGTCCCAGTTGGGCCGACGCGTCGGGCTGATGCCCTGCTTGGTCGTGAAAGTGCCGGTCGAGGCGTAGTTGAACAGGCCGTTCGTTTCCTCGTTGATCAACATGGGGATGGACTGCGCCGAACGCTTGTCGGTGCTGGTCGCGGATTCCATGCGGTTGAGGTTGGGGGTGGCAAACAGGGCGCGGTCGATGCCGTTGGCAATCGAAGTGTGCAGGCGCTGGTGCTTCTGCGCCTTGACATCCTTCAGCGCCGTCATGGAGGCGGTCTTCTTCAAGCCGTCCGGCGCGTTCTTGAGGATTTCCTCCTCGGTCCACATCATGTGGTCGCGGTAATGCGCCCACTCCGTCTCCCAGGTATCGTGCGTCTGGGGATTGTCGAAGTTCATCTTCTCGCCGGGGTTGTACTCCTCGTACGAGTCAACGCCCTCGAGAAAGATGCGGTCCTTGATCTTGGGACCGGACTGGATGATCTTGGTTTCACCCTTGCCGGCCATGAAGGCCGACCCGATATACGACTGCTGCATCACATCGTTGACGAAGGACGACGAACCCGTCAGGAACGGGCTGGTCGTCGATTCCATCAGCGTGTTGAACGCATTGACGGGGCTGTTTGACATGCTGAATCACCTAAAAACCCGGCAATCCAGCCGTACCTCCGTGTGTCCGCCGTCAGTTCGACATGCGGGACAGTTCATTGAAAATCTGTTCCTTCGTCGCACCCGCGTACGACATTTCGAGCACCACATCATCGCGGCTCTTGACCTTGCCCTCGCCCGCCCTGGTGCCCGGCTGGGTCGGTGCGCCGCTCGCGCGGTGCTTCTCGACCCGGCCCTTGTAGTTCTTGATCTCGGCGGTGCGGTTGCTGCTGTACGCGATCGTCGCGGCGGCCTCGATCATTTCGGCCATGCTGTTGAATTTGGACCCGCTCTTGACGATGCGGTTGGCGACCTCGAACACTCGAGCCACGCCCGCCTCGTCTTTGAGCTCGGGGTGGATCTCCGAGAGCTTGCCGATCTCCGCGCGGGCCAGCATTTCCGACAACTGTGCATCGACCCGCATCACATGCTCATTCATCGCCGTGACCTGGGCGCGCATGGCGTTTTCGGCGGCCGGGTCGGCGGGGGTGGCGGGGTTGGCGATGGTCGGGCGGATGGTCCGCAGGGCCTCGGTGATTGCCTTGTTCAGCGTGCGGGACTCGGCTTTGTCGAAGGTCTCGCCCAGAATCTCGGTCAGCCGCTCGGCCAGGGCTTCGTCGGTGACGGCCTCGGGCTCGGGCACGGCCTCCGCCTCGGGCTTGGCCTCGGCCTCGGGCTCAGCCTCAGCCTCGGGCTGCCCGGCCGCGTCCGCGTCGATTGAAGCCTGGCCGATCTCAGACACCGATTGGGGGTCGCCCTCCAGCATCCGCTTGGCCTGGGCCGGCGTGAAGCCTCGCTCGGTGATCAGGATCTCGAGGCCGCGTGCGGACGGGTCGATCGTGGGGGCCGGGGGGGTCGGGGCCGGCAGGTCGGTGATCGCCTTGGGCTCGCCGGACTCCGCGTTGTAGTCGTCGTCCTCTTCGTCCTCATCGTCGGCCAGGGCGGCGCTCAGAATCTCGTCGTCGGTCAGCCCCGCGGGCTCATCGCGGGCTTCGTCGTCCGCGTCAACCACCGGCTCGAGCGCCTCGGGCGCATCGGAAACGACGGGCTCGGGCACGGCAGCGTCTGTAGAGATATCGCGGGTTTCGTCTGGCATGGATTGCTACACGCCCGCAGGCGGTCCCCGGCAATCCAGCCGCGTTTCCTCTGGGCAAGTATACCACAAACCCGGCGGTCAAGCCTCAATCGTCGATATGGACCAGCTTGACTTCCCCGGCCTTGGCCTTGCGCTCGTTGACCCTGGCGATGAAGGTACGCTGCTCGGCCCGGTTCGAGATGATCGCCCGGCCCTCGCGGTCCAGCGCCGGAGCGTCCGGGTGCCACCGATCGAGCGTGTCGCACACATGCGGCTTGAACCGCGTGAGGCCGTTGGCCTTGATCGCGGCCGGCACCGACAGGATGCGCTCCACCCACCGGCCCTCATGCTTGACCACGCAGCCAAGGCCGGGCGCTTGGCCCGCCGGGTAGGGGATCTCCACGACCTCTCGCGTCTGCATGTCCTGGAACTCGTAGATCATGCGTACCGACCGGGCTTCTTGGGCTGGGGCATGGGCTTGGGCTTGGGCGCGACCTTCTTGACGGTCTTGACCTTGGTTTTCACTTCGCCGCTCCTTCTGGTTTGGGGCCGAATCGCACCGACGCGGCCGGGTAGGTCTTGATCTGGCCGTCCTCCTGCTCCACCACGGCAAACGCCGTACCGGCATAGCTGGTCAGGTCGTGGATGATCACATCGTGCAACACCCGCTGGCCGTTGGACGACACCGTGTGCCCCCGGCGGGGCAGGGCTCGCAGCGCGTCCTTGTCGAACATGCCGCCGATCGAATCGGCCCTATTACGCTCAGTTGACATCTTTGCTCCTTTGTTCCACGGGGAACACATCCAAACAGACGGTCATCGTGCCCTATTCGCCGCTCCAACCGCCGCGCCCGACCGATTGCCCGGCAGCCCACCACCGCCCGTCTGCTGCTGCGGGGCGGAGATCCCCCCGGCAGGCCCACCAGACCCGCCGGGGGGCGCGCCCTGCTGACCACCCTGGGCCATCTGCATCGCCATCGCAACATCGACAAACTCGTCCGCGTCGGGGATGCCCAGCGCGTCACCGATCCGGCCGTACATCTTGGCCCAATCGACCATCGGGGCGGTCGCAATCATCGGGGCCGACTCCGCCACGATGCGGAAGAACTCCAGCGTCCGGCGCTGGTGCAGGGCCTCGGTGTTGCGGACCACGCTCATCGGGTCGATCTCGAGCTCCAGGGCTTCAAAGGGCGAATCCTCGCCCGCGACATCACCGCCAAGGAACACCGCGTCCTGCACCCCAAGGGCCTCGGCGGCCTCGCTGCCCAGCGCCAGCCGCACCCGGTCGTCCTTGACGGCGTACCAGGCGGCGTTGCGGCAGACCCGCTCAATCCCGGCCATGAACTGCTCGATCACGAACCCGGAGCGGGTCTGGGTCGCGGTGTCGGCCACGGCCACCGCCGTAGCGGTCGCGTCCTCGCGGGCGTCGCCGGCCTGGGCCGCGTCCATCCCGCTGGTCCGCTGCAACTGCTGGTCCATCACCGCGATATTGCGGAGCTGCTGATCGGTCACGCCGCCGAGCTCAACGACCTGCGGCGGCATGTCCGGGTACATCGAATCCATCCAGATGATCTGCCCGTCGAACCCGTGCGGGATCTTCGAGCCCTTGGCCGCCAAGACCACCCGCTTGTACTCGCTCGCGGCCTTGTTCGCGGCACGCAGCTGGAGATCCAGGCCGAGCTCGCGCTGCTCGACCGCCGCCAGCGGCGACAACGGCCACGGGTCATCGGTGCCGGGATAGCACCCAAAATGGGTGTATGGACCACAGGCCGGACCCCAGTAGGGCCGGGGCTCGCGGATGGGCGTGAGCCCGCCGTCGTCACAGATCACCGTCAGGAGCGACCCGTGGAACCCGTCGTCCGGGGTCATGCCGTCCGTCACCAGCTCCGGCACCCAAATGTCGTAGCCGACCGCCTCGTCGCGTGAAACCGACCGTTTGAACCGCGGCCCCAGCCGGTGCATGTCGGTGTCTTTGCCCTTGAGGGCATTAAGCGCCTCGAGATCCCAGGACTTGTCGCCGTTCTTCTTGGCGGCCTTCGCGTCCTCGATCATGGTTTCGGGGTCCGCGACCCACAGGTGGCCCACGAACCTGGCGGTGTCGATGCCCTCGCAGTGCGGGTCGATGATCAGCCGGCTGGGCGCGATCCGCGTCACCCGGGGTATCCAATCCTCGGCGATGCGGCGGGCGTGCCCCCAGTGCGGCACCTCGGGCGTGACCATCACGGCCCCCCAGGACTGGGAGTAGTCGATCGCCACCGACAACAGGAAGCGGTCCAGGCGTACGGTCTTGACCCAGCGGTTCAAGAACAACCGCACCATGTCGGCGGTCTCCTGCTGCGCACCCGTCCGGGCGCTCGAGACCTTGAAGCGGGGCGACCGGACGGCCAGACGGGGCAGCATCAGCGACAACCACTCGTGCTGGAAGTTGAGGGCTTGGTCGCCGTTGTGGCTGGTGCGGACATAGCCAGCGCCCAGGCGGCGGTCGATCCGCTCCTGCTCGCGGACCAGCTTCTCATCGCGGACCTTGACGGCCTCGTCGATAAGCTCGTTGAGTTTGGACGGGCTGGTGTCAAGCATCTGCGGCACCCTTCATGGGGTAGGCGGGCACACACTCGCCCACGGGCGGGATTCGCTGGATATGGACATGCTGGGGGGCGTCGATCTCGATCTGGATCTTGCCATCGCCGGCGGCGGGGACGGCACGGACGCGCGTGACTGACCCGGAGCGGTCGTCTCGCAGCTCGATCCATGAGCCGTATGTGCGGGTCAGTTTGAGCGCCAACCAGCGATCCTTGCAGGGTCGGCAATCCAGCCGTGCCTCAGGGTCGCGGTAAGTCTATGCCAGCCCAAGGGAATAACGCGGCCTCGCGGGAATAAAGCGGGCACAGGAGCGTCCCAGGGGGGTTGTGTGTTTGGGGGGCGGCGAACTGTCAAGGAATCCTTGACGGTTGCATCGGCCACCCCCCCGCAAATAGGGCGGCCAG